GGGCCGCCTGGGACGCCGCCGGGGACGCCGCCTGGGACGCCGCCAGGGCCGCCGCCTGGGACGTCGCCAGGGCCGCCGCCTGGGACGTCGCCAGGGCCGCCGCCAGGGACGCTCAAGCTGACCGACTCCGCGCTGTGTGCGCGGAGATTGACGCTGCCGAAGCTGCGCAGCAGGTGGCCGCATGAACGCCGACACCCACGCGATCCGTGCGCAGGCCGTGCTGCGCGCCGCGCAGGTCCGTCTGGACGCCTTGGCGGAACCGGAGCCAGACGAAGACATCCTGACGCCGGACCAGGCGCTGGAGTCCGCGCAGCACGACGTGGCGGCGACGCCGTACAACGCCGCGGTGTGGCTGGCCGAGGCGTGCGACGAGGCCACGTTCCCGCTCGACACCTACCGCCTCGCCGACATCCAGAGCGACGCCGAGCGCGATCTGAGCGTGCCCGAGCTGCTGGCGCTGATCTTGTGCGGATGCGACGCCGAAGCGCAGCGGGCGCGGCACGAACTGCGCGAACGGTTCGATGCCGCGCATCGCGGGTTTGCCGAGGCCAACGCCGCAGCAATCCTGGCCGAGCAGGAGCGCGAGCTCGAGCGGATGCGCGGCGAGGCGGTTGATGCGCGGGAGGCGCCATGAGCACCGTTGACAAGGCGTTCGCCGACAACATCGCTCACCACGGCGGCTACTTCAACGGCGACGCGGACAACGGCATGGGCGACAACCCGCGCTGCGTCGAGATCATCGAGTACGACAACGCATGGGGCGGCGTTGGCTATGGGCTCGTGTTCGAGGGCCAGCGCAATCGCTACATCGAAAGCGAGTTCGTGCGCGCGCCTCGCAGCTACTGGAGGTTCTCATGAGCGAGCGCGACGGCGGCCCGGCGTTTCCGGTTGAGTGCTATTGGCCGGCAGGCGAAGCAGAGCCGTCAAGAGGCGTGCAGACAGGAAATCACTCAGGCTGGGCGATGGGGCTCAGCCTGCGCGACTACTTCGCGGCGAAGGCGATGCAGGCGATGGTTTCGCAGCGCTGCTACCCATGCGACGACTACGAAACACCGAGGGCCGCCTACGCAATGGCAGACGCCATGCTGAAGGAGCGCGCCGCATGAACATCGTCACCATCCGCATCCTCCCGCCAATCGCCTCGGCGCAGTGGGATTGGATGGCCCACATCGAAGGCGACGAAGAAGGTCCCACCGGCTACGGGCCGACAGAGGCAGAGGCGCTGCGTGCGCTGGCCGAGAAGCTGGCCGAGCTGGTGTACGCAGGGAGCGCGCCATGCTGACACGCACCACCTTGAACGCCCTCCAGCCGCGCACGCTGCGGGACACCGGACGCGATCCGTGGGACTGGTGCGAACACGCGCACCGCGCATCGCCGCTGTCGCGCTGGGCTCGGCCGCTGTCGTGGCTGGTCACGCTCGGGCTGTTTGCCGCCATTGGCGTGCTGCTGGCGTGGAGGGGATGAGCGTGCAACTTATATGCGCACATTGCTCGGCCGCATTCGATGCCAGCACTGGGCGCGTCAATGCTGCGGCCAAGATCGGAGCTCCGCTGTACTGCGGCAAGGCGTGCGCCGGGCTGGCAAGGCGCAGCGGCAAGACGCACGAGCAGAAGAAGGCGGAGAAGGCGGCATACGACCGCGACTACAGGCGGCGCGACCCAGAGGCATTGAAGGCATACAAGGCGCTGTACTACAGCGAGTTCCGCGACAGAGAGAAGGAAGCGCAAGACCGCAAGAAGCGTATGCCACAGCACGTCGCGTACTGCCAGCGACCCGAGTACCGCGCGAAGAAGCACAAGTACGACATGCAGCGTAAGAGCGCCGAATACGGCGAGTTCGCCGAAGTGCATCGGCTGCTCATCGACCTGGAAACAGAAATTCGCTCGCAGGCAACCGCCTACGAGCGCCGCGTGGCCAATGGCTACTACACCCGCAACGCGCAGAAGCGCAGGAGAGAACTATGGCAACTCAGAAAGAACCTGACCTCAACGCCGGCAATCTGAAGTCTGAACTGTGGAAGACGCTGAACGACCTGCGCGCCGGGAAGATTCAGCCGGGCCACGGTGACGCCATCGCTTCGCAGGCGCGCGAGATTCTGCGCACCGTGCGCACGCAGTTGATGGTGACGAATCAGGCCAAGCGGCCTGTTCCAACCGACTGCCTGAACTTCGCCGAGAAGTAGTCATGCCAACAGCCTTCCGCCGCCAGCAATGGCGCAACGAACGCGAGGCCGCGATGGCTCTGGCCGAAGCGCAGTACAGCGCACAGCGCGCCGCCTGCTGTCGCGCGGATTGCATGCAGGGGCGCATCGCATGCCCGACGCCGACGATCTGCGAACGCGCAGAGGACGATCTGGCCGCACCTACCGGCATCCTCGTCGCGCTGGCCATGGTGGCGTCGATTGTGGCGGCGGTGCTGCTGCTGCATTGGATGCTGGCGTAGATCAACAACACCCGAAGGAGAAGTGAAATGGCACTGAAGATCACCAAAGCAGCCGACCCGATCAAGGTCGAACGCCTGAACGTCTGCCTCTACGGCCCGCCCGGAATCGGCAAGACAAGCCTCGCATTCACCGCTGCCGATCCGCTATTGCTGGACTTTGACCGAGGCAGCTACCGGGCCGCGAATCGGCGTGATGTGGTCCAAGTTTCGCAGTGGTCCGACGTGGCAGAGATGACCGCCGACGACCTGGCCGACTACAAGACCGTCATCGTCGATACCGCCGGCAGGGCGCTGGACGTGCTCACGGCGGACATCATCCGCCGCAACCCGAAGGCCGGTCGCGGCGGAGCGCTCACCTTGCAAGGCTATGGCTCGCTGAAGGCTGAATTCACCGCATGGCTGCGACTGGTCAACGGCATGGGCAAGGACGTGGTCCTGATTGCCCACATGGACGAACAGCGCAACGGCGACGACATCATCGAACGCCTGGATGTTCAGGGCGGGTCGAAGGGGGAGATTTACAAGGCCGCCGACGCAATGGGCCGGATTGTCATGCGCGACAGCAAGCGTCGGTTGATGTTCTCTCCGACCGACGCGGCGTTTGGCAAGAACCCCGGACAGATGGAACCGCTCGATATCCCCGCGCCGGAGAAGGACCACCAATTCCTTGCTGGCGTGATCGACCGCATCAAGTCGAAGCTGAACGAACAGACCGCCATGCAGCAGCAGGCAGCGGAAGAGCTGGAAGCTTGGCGCGGCATCATCGCCGAGCTGAAGGACGCCGACGACTGCAACAACAAGCTGGCGGGCATCAAGTCTGCGCCGAAGGCGGCACAAGCCCTGTTCGCTGCGCACGCTACCAAGATCGGCCTGCACTTCGACAAGCAGGCCGGCGCGTACGCTATCAAGGAAGCCGCGTGAGCCGCTACCGCGTGTCCAACGTGGCCCGCTTCGCAGAGTGGGAGCGCGACGAGGACATCGACACGGAAGCTCTGATCGAAAGCATCAGGGGTCTTTCCGAACCGTCGCAGGCCATGCGCGCTGGGACGGCGTTTCACTCCATCCTTGAGCGCGCGTCCGCTGGTGAGGAAATCGAGGAAGCAACGGCTGACGGGTTCACGTTCATCATCACCGCCGACATCAGCCTTAGCCCCGGCCAGATACGGGAGGTGCGTGCGGCGAAGACCTACACCGTCGATGGCGCCCCAATCGTCATCAGCGGGCAGTTGGACGCGATAACGGGGAAGCGAATCGAGGATCACAAGACCACCATCCGATTCGACCCAGACCGCTACCTGCAGGGCTGGCAATGGCGCCTGTACTGCGACATCTTCGGCGCCGATGTGTTCCGCTGGAACGTGTTTGAGATTGCCGAGCTTCCTGACGATCCGCTGGTCTACGAGGTGCGGTCACTGCACATGCTTGAGCAGCAGCGCTACCCGGAACTTGGCCGCGACTGCCAAGCGATCGTCGAGAGGTTCGCGCGGTTTGTGCGCGAGCGGATCGAGGCCACCACAGCATGAACACCAGAGCGATCCAAGCGGATGAGGCGCGGTCAACCCAATTCAACGGGGATGTTCAGTACCCGCGCCGACAGCCGGTTTGCGCCAGGTAGCTCGACCAACTACTGAAGGAACATCATGGACATCAAGACACTTGAAGCGCTGGGCATCAGCCCGGAAGAACTCGGCGAGCGCGTCGTTGACCAGTGCGTCGAAGTGATGCTCAACAGCACCGGTTTCGACCCGGACACCGAAGAAGAGACGCGGTACGAATCGCGGTTCAAGCGCGAGATCGAGGCGCGCATCCAGAAGGCGGTGGACGAGAAGATTGCTGCGCTCGCTGCCGTGCATCTGATCCCCCGCGTCGGCGAGATGATCGAGCAAGCCGACATGCAGAAGACGAACGGCTACGGGGAGAAGAAGGGCCCGGCGATGACGTTCAAGGAATACATCGCACACCGAGCCGAGGTGTACATGAGCGAGAACGTCGACTTCAACGGCAAGTCGAAAGAGGAATGTGACTACAACTGGCGCTCGTGCGGACCGCGACTGACGGTGCTGATGCAGCGTTACATCCGCGACACGCTGGAAACGCACGCGAAGGCAGCGGTCAACGACGTGAACAAGGTGATTGCAAAGAACATCGAAACAGCAGCACGCGATGCCATTACTCAAGCCGCAGCCTCACTGAAAGTCAACGTCGCCGCCTGATGCTCACCAAGACCAAGCCCGCCAGAAGCAAGGCATAGCCCATGCAGTCGAAGAACAAGCCAGCGCCGACAACGGCCGAGCGCGCCCACATCGCGCGCATCAAGGCCATGTCGTGCGCGGTGTGCCACGAACCAGGCCCGAGCGATGCTCACGAAATCGAGCAGGGCCTATGGTGGCTTTCCGTGCCGCTGTGCAAAGACTGCCATCAAGGATCGTTCAACGGCCTGCATGGGCAGCGGCGCATGTGGGCAGTGATGAAGCAAACCGAACTGACGGCGCTCAACGAGACGCTGGCGAAACTGCTATGAACGACGACATGACCCACACCGTAACCATCACTGTGACCGGCAACTACCCGCACGGCGCGAAGCAACACGCGAGCGTGAGCATGTCCGGTGACGGCGGCCTTGACCACATGATCGAGACATTCAAGGCATCGCTTGTCGCCGCTGGATTCAGCATGGAGACGGCGGCGAAACTGGACGCGCTGGAAGCATGAGCCTGTTCGTCCTCGCTCACGCCGAGGCCCGCCGCCGAGCTGCCGCTGCGTGCATGGAATCGCCGGCCGGATACGTGGTTCGCATCAGCGAGCCACGCAAGAGCCGCGAGCAGGAGCAGGCGTATCACGCGCGCATCGGCGAGATTGCCGCCGCGTTCCGCCTGAACGGCAAGCGGCTGGATGCCGAGACGATGAAACGGCTTCTGGTCGATCAGTTCAAGCACGAAACGCTGAACGACGACGATCTAGGCCGGCACTGGCGAGCGATGGGGCAGATTGAAATGATGCCGAGCTTGGACGGCGCGCGAGTCATCGTGCTCGGCACACAGACGCGCAACTTCCCCAAGGCTCTGGCGTCGGCGTTCATCGAATGGCTGAACGCATGGGCCGCTGAACACCTGGAGGCTACGGCATGACCACGCCACGCGAACGCACCCGCGCCGTCATCGAGCTGGGCATCGCCGTGCGCGAGCTGGCGCCGTACACATACGGCAGGACGCCGACAGTGCGCGTGCCGCGCGAGCACCTGCGCGTGCTGCTGCGCTGGCTGCGGCACTACCCGACGCCGAGCGAGCTATGGATGACGGGGCAGACGACGCCGCATTTGTGGAGCGATGAGACATGACAGAGAGAGCAAACCGCGCGGCGGCTGTCCTAACCGGACTTGGGTGGTCGCTAGACGAGACGTACGGCAAGCAATGTCTGACGTGTCGCAGCGACATGCCGGCAGGTAGTTTCTACTGCGCTAAGTGTGGCACCAAAGCAGTCGCCTCACCTAGTCGCAGCACATTGGACGATCTAGAACAAGCCATCGCCGCAGCGAACCAGGAGCCGACATGACCACACAACACGAGGCAATGCGGGCAGCGCTCGAGGCGCTGACGTGCCACGAAACGTACTTCAAGCACCCGGCCGGCGACAGAGCGCACAAGGCCATCGTCATGCTGCGCACCGCCCTCGCAGCCACCCATGACGCGCAGCAGTCATCCGGGAATACCGGAGAACTGACGCTCGATGACCTGTCCAACTGCGGGTGCTGTCGGAACTGGACGCATCGGCAACCGCAGCGGAGCCCACCCCCCAGCGTGAGCGCAGAGCCGGTGGCGTTGCGCGATCACGTCGAGCAGCGCATACGCTCATGGCGCCAGCGCACGATGAACAAGTCCGGCGACAGGCTCGCCATCGACGATTTCATGGGGCAAGAGTCCATCGACGATCTGGTGGACTTCGTGTGCGATGAGTTCGCCTCCCCGCAGCCACCAGTGAGCGGGCAGCCCAACGCGCGGTTGGTGGAGGCGCTGCGGGATGCAATCGAACTCGACCCTGCCGCGTCGTGCCAAGACGGCGTGATGCGTCGGTGCAGGTGCCTGCGATGCGTCGTCACTCGCGGGCGCGAAGTGCTCGCATCAGCCGAAGCAGCGCAGAAAGGGACGACGTGAGCGTAAGCACCCCACTCCCGAACGACCATCCGATGATGCGCGCGTGGACTGCATACGTCGCCACGCCTGAACATGCTAACTCTCGTCGTTGGGCGCAGCATGCCGAGCACGTCGATGGCTCGCTGTGGGCCGCATTCATGGCCGGGTGGATGGCTGCAGTCGAAGCAGCGCAGCCCAAGGGGGATGCATGAACGCTCGGACGCTGTTGGAACGTTTGGAGGCGCTGCGGGACAAGAGTGGTCCGTATGGACGGTTGATCCGCGATGCTGCCAGCGATCTGCGCACGTCGAATGAGCAATTGCACGCCGCGCTGGAACGCACGAAAAAGGCCGAAGCAGCATGGACTGGCGAGCCGCGTCATGCGTGCGAATGGTGCGTAGACGATGACGGCGTTTGGTACACCGGATGCGGTCACGCGTGGCAGTTCGAGAACGGCGGACCAAAAGAGAACGGCGTCAGGTGGTGCCAATACTGCGGCGGCAGGCTGGCAGCGCAGCCCAAGGAGCCGACAGCATGAGCACCAACGAAGATTGGTATGACGCAGAGATTGCCCCGGCTCTGAACGATCTTGCGAAGCGCTGCCACGAAAAGGGGATGGCGTTCATCGCCGTGGTCGAGTACGCGCCCAGCGAGCGCGGCGGCACCTACTACCTACCCGAACAAGCCGGCTTGGAAATGCAGATGCTGCACTTGTGCGCGCAGACCGTGCCCAACGTGGACAGCTACATCATCAACCTGAAGCGACACACCAAAGAGTTAGGCATCAACGTTAGCTCAAGCTGGTATCTGTCGAAGGCGTGAAGAAACCCCACCCATGAACATCCCCGAAGGCAAGTGGTGGACGTGGAATGGTCGCAGGCTTGCGCATCCACTCACGATCATTCGCAGGCTACTTGCATGGCCCTTCTTTTACACGTTTCGCGCTCTCACTTGGCTGTCTGTGCTTATCGGCTGGGGCTTTGATGAGGCGGGCAGAGTTTGGAGTGACCTGACATGAACATTCCCGAGTGCCGTATCGCTGATGTCGGTTTCCGCTGGGACGCAGAGCGTCAGCACCATGTTCCGCAACTGGTGGTTGAGTTTGAGCCGGTTCCTGCCAATTCTCCGAATGACGCGAAAGGCTGGAAGGACCGCGACGCATTGGCAAAGCTGCTCGCCGCAGCCCCACCAGCACCCGCAGCGCAGGCGAGCGAGCGCGACCGTCTGTTGGCGCTAGCCAAGTCCAGATCAGGCTACGAAGCGAGTGCCGCCGCTCATCACGCCAACAATTACCCTGCGTTCGAGTACCACACGACCAGACACGCCGCGATGCGTGACTTGATCGACGCAGTGTTCGGCATCGGCACCACTGGTGCGCAGGAGAGTGAGCATGACTGATCGAGAGCTACTTGAGCGTGCGGCGAAGGCTGCGGGGATCTTCTTCACTTGGCTCAATGGCGATGGCGCCAGAGAAGATCGCAAGCCAGGAATCATGCAGCCCTATGTGCGATGGAACCCGCTCGCCGACGATGGCGATGCGCTCAGGCTGGTGGTGGGGCTCAGCCTGGACATCATCACTCGCGCCTCCGACCGCGAGACGTGGGTGCAGGCGCCAATGACACCTACAGTCATTGAACCGTGGGCATCCGATCCCTACGCTGCAACCCGCCGAGCCATCGTGCGCGCTGCTGCCGCACTTGCACAGGAGGTGAGCATGATGAACGCTAAGGAGATGGCCGAACGGCTGCGCTGGCTTTCGCACAACAGCGGATGGGGCGACGACGCCACGGCCAAAGACGCAGCCGACCTGATCGAGCAGCAGGCCGCAGAGATTGCCGCATTTCGCCGCGCTGCGCTCGATTACGTGCAGGACGTGGACAGGTTGAACGCAGACGTGGACAGGTTGAACGCAGAAATTGCCGCGCTGCGGGCCGACGCCGATGCGCTAGCTGCGCAAGTTCTCCACTTGAAGGGGGGCACGAATGGTGCGAACTCTTGAAGAAGCCTTTTGGAGCAAGGTCGAGCGCAAAGGCGCCGCCGAATGCTGGCCGTACCTCGGCTCCGTCGCCAAGAAGGACGGGCGCGGACGACTGTCATTCAACGGGCGAATCTACTACGCGCCGCGCCTTTCTCTGGCGTTGTCTGGCATCGCCATCCCTGACGGCCACTTTGCCTGTCATCGGTGCGACAACGCGAACTGCGTCAACCCGGAGCACTTGTTCGTTGGAACACCTGCGGAGAACACGCGGGACGCAGCCATCAAGGGCCGATTGCCCGGCCAATTGAAGACGCACTGTCCACAAGGCCATCCTCTGTCAGGTAGCAACGTGCGACATCGCGGCCTGAACTCACGGGGCTGCATCGCCTGCGAGCTTGCTGCGCGTCAACGCTGGGACGCGCGTAACGCGGATAAACGCAATGAGCGCAAGCGCAGGGAACGACTGGCGATGACAGACGAGCAGCGCGCCGCGTATCAGTCGGCAGCCAGAGAGCGAGCACGCAAATCGAAGGAACGGCGCAATGCCGCCATCGACGCCGCACGGTCCAACCCTCCGGAATCTCCGGATAGTTCGCGGGGCTGACATGGCAAGAAACCGCTGGCGCTGGACCCGACGCGCATACCGCAAGGCCACGAGCCTGCAGCGCTATTTCGACCGGCATGTCTACGATCTGCCAAGCGAGCCGCCGACCATCCTGCGGCGCCTGCGGGAACTGTTGGCGCGCCACCCGCAGCGCGATGACCCATTGCTTCAGACGCTCGCCGTGCGCCGCAGCTTGCGCTGGCGCGACTTCGACGACTCGATTCCGTTCTAGCGCGGGGCTGACATGCTGCTAACCGACGAACGCACCGGCTACCTAACGGCAGAGGAAGTCGCCGCCGCGCAGTCGCTGCACAAGCGCGCGCCGTATGCAATCACCGGCATCAGCACCAGCATGTTTTCGGTTGCCCGCCACTACGGCGGCATGACGTTCCAGGGCTGCGGCTACACCTACATGCCAGAGCACGACGAGTGCGTGCGCGATGACGTGCTGCAGCTGGCGACGAAGATGCGCCGGAAGAAGCCGATGCCGCAGCCCGTCGCGCCGGAAACCGGGGTGCTGTTCTGATGCTGCTGACCGCCGCCGAACTGCAGGAACTGACGGGCTAACGCCAGCACGCGCGGCAGCTGTACATCGGCTCCAGGCTCACAGCCCGTCCTAGCGCTCCGTCACAGCCAGCAGGAACGCATCCGCCGCCTCTACCTCGGCCTGCGTCATGTCCCGCCGCCTGCCGGTGGATTCCTGCAGTTCGCGCTGGCCGACCTCTGGGAAATACTCGACCAGATGTAGCACCAGTCCGAGCAGCGGCGGTGCTTCGATCAGCGGAACCCTGCGGCCCCATAGCTTCGCGCTTCCGCCCTGCTGCTTGTGCCAGACGAGGCATGTAGCGTACAGATCAAGGCTCACTGACGCGCCAGTGTCGCCAGCGCCGCCGCTGAATACATCCAGAATAAAACGAACCGCACGGCGGCAACCCCGCCGGCAGGCATCTCGGCAAGCATGCGTTCGTCGTCTCCGCTCATCGTGCCCACCTCCCGCTGCGCCACACGTAGGCCGCGCACATCGGCTTGTCGGCCTCCACGATGCGCCAGCGCACAAGCGGCGCGATGGCTGAGGCCATCTGCACAAGCCCGGTCGCCTGCATCATGTGTTCGGACGTCATGTCCAACACCGTGCGCCAGCGTGCTCGCTCAGTGCTGCCACGCTGGCGCTGCAGGCGCAGCCTCACACGCCGGGTCTACCGTCGCCGGTCATCGGCTCTTGCGGGCTCGATTCCGGCAGGTCCATCGGTTGGCGCTTCTGCACGTAGGTCGTCAACCAGCTGCGGTTCTTCGCGACCAGTGCGGACACGCGGCCGGCGTCGAAGGTGAGCAGCCCGGCCGCCATGCGCGCCGACTGGCTGTTGGCGATCTCGATGTAGCCGGCGCGCAGCAGGCGCACCACGTGGTCCAGCTCGTCCGACTCCATATCGACGATCTCCGGGAACGGCTCGATGGCATGCAGCATCGGGTGCGACTCCGGCATGTCCAGCTGCGGCTGGCCATGCACGTAGGCGATGGCGGTGTCGATGTCGTCCAGGTAGTTCAGCATGCGCGCCATGTCGAAGGTGTTGGTGAACGCCAGGTTCGCGCTCACGCTCTTCTGCACCTCGATCGTGTAGCGCGCGATCTTGTCGCACAGGTAGGTGACGTCCAGGTTATAGACGCCGGGAGGGAACTTGCTTGCTGCTTCGGCCATGACGGCACTCCTAGGGTTGCGCGGCATCGTGCCGCTGGGTGGAAATCAGGGATTCGTAGCTGCGCTCGCAGGCCTCGCCGGCGGCGCTGGAGGCGTCGGCAAAATCTGCCAGGACTGCAGCTCTTGCGACAGCGCGGCCGAGCAGCTCGGCGTGCACTCGGGCGGCCTCGACGGCTGGCGCGCAATCGCCTGCAGCGGCGGAATCTGCGGCGGCACTGGCGGCACTGGCGGATTGCTCACGCAGCCTGCGCACAGCATCGCCAGCGCGGCGAGCGTCGGCCCGAGCCGCATCGAGCTTGCGTTTGGTGTCATCGGCGATGGCTCCTTGTTCGGTGGCGATGCGGGCCTGTTCGCGCACGGCCTTGGCCAGCGCTTCCTCGCGCGCCATGGCCGTGCTCAGTTCCAGCGCGACCCGGTCGGCCGCGGCGCTCTTGGCCAGCGTGCGCTGCCAGGCGCCCCAGGCCAGCAGCGCCGCGACCACGTAGGCCCAGACCGGCACCGCGCGCAGCAGGCCGAGCGCGGCAATCACGCCCAGCCTTTCCGGCGCTGCTTGACGCGCTGCCAGATCGCCACGGCGCCGATGATCAGCAGCACGCCGGGCAGCACCCACGTGGTCGACAGGCCGAGCCCGTCGACGACGAAGCCGCGCACCGATGTGGTCGCGCCCTTGGCTGCATCCATGTGCGCCGTCACGTCGGTGACGAGCGACATGCCGCCGACGCCGGCCGCCACGGCGCCACTGCGCGCGATGGGCGACGCGGACAGCCTCGATTCGGATTCGACGGCCTGCGGCGTGCGCAGCGTCATCTCGCCATCGTCGGGCCGCAGGTACAGCGCCGCTTCGGCCGCGCGCCGCGCCGTCAGGCCGGATGACTCGACGAGGCCCGCCGTCGGGCTGCGGTACTTGTTCCACAGCCCGAACGCGCGCGCCGCGCTCAGCCGGTCGCCGCGGTTGTGGCACTTGAGCACGGTCGAGCGGCCGAACGCGCCGTGGCCGATGTTGTAGTGCAGGCTGACCAGCGCGCCGAGTTCGTTGTCCGACGGCTCCTCGGCGAGCAGCTCGCGCACCTGCGCCGTGCGCGACTGCAGGCTGCGGCACAGATCGGCGTCGGCCTGCTCCTTTGTCCACACCATGCCCATGCTCACGTCATCGGTCTGGCCGTAGCCGATGGTCGGCCTGCCCGCCGGGCAGCGGTAGGCTTTCAGGCGCAGCCCCTCGGCGTCGGCGATCAACTGCACCGCGTCCAAAGGGATGGCCCACGGCAGATTCGGGTCGGGCAGCGGCTTACTCATGCGCGGTCTCCATATCGTCAAGCTCTGCCCAATCGGTGCTGCGGCGCTTGCGCGGCGGCCTGGTGAGCCGTTCCAGCGGCCCGCCGATCAGGCCCACGCACAGCACGCCGATCGACACCAGCGACATCGGCGGCAGGCGGATGTCGCCCGTGTCGATCAAGACGAACGTGAACCGCGCCGCAAGCCCTGCCGTGCCGGCGACGATCAGCCAGCGGCAGGAGTCGGCGAATTCCGTCTCCGTGATGCTGCGATCGCGCACCACGGCCGCCTGCATGACGGTGGCAAGCCACAGCAGCGCGGTGATGAGGTAATCGAACGCGACGTAGCCGTTGCCGTTCATGGTGGCCCACCTCGCAGCGCTTGCCGGATGCGATCCAGCACCGAGAACGGGTCGAGGCGGAACTGATGCGCGATGCCGGCGACGGCGACAAGCAAGTCCTTGGCGACGAAGCACAGCACGATTAAGAGGAAGCCGCTGCGGGACTCTGTGAACGACTCATCGGCGAGATACAGCGATCCGGCCCACGCCACAAGCAGGCTCGACGACAGATAGCCCAGCAGCGCGCGCCAGCCGCCCGCCCTGTCGCCTATGGCCCAGCGGGCGAGTGCGGCGAATATCCCGTAGGTTGCCGGGTGCGCGGCGATTTCCGCGAGTGCGGCGCGCAGATCGTCTTTCATTTCGCGCCCTCGATGCTCACCACCAGCGTGCTGCAGCCGGCCAGCGCGTCCTTGGCGCCGGTAGACATCTGCGCCAACAGGCCGCGCACCACACGCTGTTCATCGAGCGTCATGTCGCGCCCGTCGATCCGCATTGCCACGCCGGGCAGGTATTCGATGTCCTGCCCAACGATTGCCGGCGGCTCGCGCATGTCCACGCCAACACCATCGCACCGCGCGTAGCCCACCGTGCGATACCAGCGCAGCAGAGTGGCGCGCGCGCTGCCGGTTGCGACAACATCGTCGTACCAGCTGCGCAACTCGTCGTAGTCACTCGGCTCGGTCATCGCGCGGCACCTGGCGCGTCAGTGGATTACCCCGGACGCAACCGCCGCGGCGACAATGTACAGCAGCACCTCCATGTCCTCCTCGTCGCGACGCCTAATTGCATCGCGCCGCCCCCAGCCGCCACCCGTATGGACACCCGGCGGCACAGCATCTGCGCCCCAGGTATCTCCCCAGCAGGCGCCCCATGATGCCCCCCATGTGTTCACGCCGGCCTCCAGTGGTCAGGCGGCGCCCCTGTCCCTTGGATCAGGATGCCATTGACCTTGCGCACATCCACCCCCGGCGGCGCGGCATTCATCGCTGCCATCACCGCAGCGGCGATGGCCACAGCCCCGTCGCACATCTGCAGCGTGCCGGTGTAGTCCGACCCGTTCGGCCCGTACACGACGCCGGCCAGCACTGTCGCCGGGTCAGGCCATACGGTGCCACCGGGCACCAGCAGCACCACGTTGCCGGCGCTGTGGCCGTGCTGCGCGTCGTCGGCCACCAGCCAGGCGTCTACCGTGAGCGCGAGGCCGTCCGCCGTATGAGCGTGCAGGCCATCGGCGATCTGCAGCGCCGGCTCTGTCGACAGCGCGGCGTTGTCGGCCAGGTGCGCGTGCAGCGCGTCCTGCACCGCCAGCAGCGTCTGCGTGCTGAACACCACGCCTTCGACCATGTGCGCATGCGCCGCGTCCTGCACGACCAGTGCGAGGTGCGAGGTCAGGACGAGGTTGTCAGCGGAGTGTGCGTGCAGTGCGTTGGCGACACCCAGGCTGGCGCTGCCGACGGTGGACAGCCCGAGGTTGTCCGCGGCATGGGCGTGCGCTGCGTCGGCCGGCGTCAGCGTCGCATGCACGGTGGTGCCGAGCGTGGCGCTGTCGGCCTGGTGGCCGTGCATCGCGTCAGCCAGCGCAAGGACTGCCGCGGTGCTCAGGCCGGGCGAGTCGGCAGTGTGGCCGTGCAGCGCGGCGTCAGGCGCGAGCGTGGCGCTGCCCGTCGTGCCAAGGGCCGCATTGTCGGCAGTGTGCGCGTGCAGCGCGTCAGACGGCGCCAGGTGCGTCGCGCTCGACAGCGCCGGGCTGCCGGCTGCATGCGCGTGCATGGCGTCGGCCGCCTCCAGGAAGGCCGCGCTGCTCGTGGATGGGCTGTCGGCGGCGTGGGCGTGCTGCGCATCGGCGACCGCCAGCAAAGATGCCGTGCTCAGGCTCGGGCCGTCCGCGGCGTGGCTGTGTAGCGCATCGGCGACGACAAGCGCATGCTGGCTCGACAAGGCGGGCGCATCGGCTGCGTGCGCGTGCGCCGAGTCGGCGACGGCCAGCATGGGCGCAGGCACGAACGTGCTATGCGCCGCCCCGCTGTAGCTCAGCGCCACATCGTCGTAGATGACCCAGCTCAGGCGATACGACGTGCCCGGCGTCAGCCCCGTGACAGTCGTCGCCTCGGTGATCGTGCCGCTGCCCGATGTTGCCGCGAAAGCCTCGCTGCCGGCCCAAGCGGCCGCGACGCCGCCCGTGCGCTGCCCGGCCGCGATCTGCGCATTGCTCGGCGCCGCCCAGCTCGCGAGGTCGATGACCCAGTATGCTGTGCGAGCCACGATCTACCCCGTCACCACGTGTAATCGATCGCGGGCTTGCCCGCGCCCAGCCCGGTCCAGATCATTCGCGCATTGCTCAGCGTCGGGTGCGTGTAGCCGGCTTCGCCGGCCGAGCGTGGCACGTAGATTTGCTGCGGCTCGAACAGAATCCACGGATTGCCGCCGATCGCATCCCGCTCGGCTCGGGATAATGCGCGATTCCAGATCGCGCCTAGATACAACAAACTGCCGCGCGTGATGCCCAGCCCAGTGTTCACGTTGCAGCCGATGACCACGCTTTGCGGGTTGTTATTGATGTTGAACACGCTGCGCGATCCGGTCACGTCGCCCCGGCCATTGGCGCACGCGCGCACGCTGGTGCCGTTCCAAGTGAGCCATGCGACGTTTGTCGCGCCGACACCCGCGGATGCGCCGAGATTGAGGTCGCCCGCGCCGGTTGCGCCTGCGAAGATATTGCCGCCGTTGTAATAACATTCGGTGCCGAGATAGTCAGTCGTCCACGCGCGGCCGGTATAAAACTTGACCGCGTCGTATGCGGTGTGGCGGGTATATGCGAACACGAGCAACATGCTCAATTCGGCCGCGTTGCGCTTGGTTTGCATGTTGGTGAACTCCCACCAACCGCTGTCGTTGGTCAAGAACCCGGTGCCCTCGCGCCCAGGCTGTAGCACATTGTTGCCCACGCGGCCGCGCGGTCCGGCGGGTTCAACGGAATTGGTACCAGTCGCGCCATTGAACAAGAACAACAGATCGGCGGCAGCCGGGTGCGCGCGGTTGACGCCAGTCAGATGCGGCGGCTGGCTCGTCCAGGGCCGCAGGATTCGACGGGTTGCCATCGGCGCGCGCGGTCAGTAGGTGTAGGTGTCGCCGGTGCAGCGTACGGCCACCGCCTGCCCAGTATTGCCGCCGAACTCGATTTCGATGTATGCCACCTCGGGGCCGAAGGCATAACTGCCGGTGGTCACGGCGTTGGCCTGCGTGCCGCCGCCTTGCACAAACACGAGCTGCCAATCATCGTCACCCGCGCCGGCACTGCCCGCGCTGGGCATGCTCGCCTGCTTGCGCGCCATCAATACCCGGATCTCGCATTGCGCCGTTGGTCCGGTGCCGCCGTTGGTCAGCGTCCAGCGGATCATCCCGCCATCGGCGGCGCTGCAATCGAGCCGGCCGCGAGTGGTGCCGCCAGCGGCATTGCTGGTGCTGCTGATGAGTACCGCGCCGGTTTTGATCAGCGCCATGTCAGGCCGCCAGCAGGTTCACCGCAGCATTCACGGCGGTTTGCACGTCGGCATCTGCCGCGCCGGTGATCTGCGCGACAGTGAGTTCGCGGTTTTGTGCGAGCACCGCGAGCACCATCTGCGCCGCGGCGGTGTCCGGGTTCGACAGCGTGGCGCGTGCCCAGATCAGCCGCGCGGCATGCTGCGGCGTGGCGTCGGATTCGGCGCGGATCACGTCGCAGGCGACGATGCAGGCCATTTTGATTTTCTGCTTCAGCGCGTCGTTGGTGTTTGCGAGGTTGAGCAGTTCGGCATAGGTCGCCATTTGGTCAATCTCCTATCAAGTCGGATCGGCGATTTCGATGTCCCACGCCGGGAAGTTCACCGTGTTGCTTCCGTTCGCGGTCAGTGCCTGGCTGGTGCAGGTCGTGACGTAGAGCAACTTGCTGTTGGTCACGTCGAGCAGCGCGATGTGCGTAGACGTGCCGCTGGCGTCGATCAGAACGCCCGACTTCGCAGCGACCGTGCACTTGCGCCCGCTGGTGTCGCCGTCGGCGTTGGTGAAGTCGCCGCTCGCCACCGTCACGTCGGCCAGCGCATATGTCGCGTTGCCCTCAGCGTAGGTGGTGGGCTCGTCGCTGCACACGGTCATGCGCGTGGCGTTGTTCTTGACGATGTTCAACGCGCCGTCGAGCACGTCGTTGTGGACTGACTTTGCCATTGGTCTTCACTCCCTTATGTTGATGCGGCAGGCGGTTTCGCGCATAGCGCGAATTATGCGGCTAGACGTATGTCTTGCATACGCCTACACGCATGTATGGGACGCTACTACCCGTCGTTTTCCGCCGCGCAGTTGAAATACAGATCGATACCGTGAAGACGCGCATCGACGTTCAGGGTGTCGCTTCCGTTCGCTGGCGCACGGGCCAGGCGGAAGAACACCACATCGCCTGCTGCCGGGCTGCCGGCCACGGTGATAGCCGCCGACTCGGGGCCGACGTAGACATCATTCGTGGTGCCGCCCGTGTCGGTGCTTCCGACTGCCGCGCCATAAGCAACAGCGATGGCGTCGTCATTGCTAACGGCCACTGCCTGCAGTTCCCACACTACGCCGAACGATGCTGCTGCGGCGTGGCTCCATACCGGAGCGAACGTCACTGTTCCGCGGTCCCATCGCTTTGGCATCAGGATTGCGAACTGCGCGAACTCCGGCGTCGTCGCGTCGAAGTCCAGCGTCTGAATGTCCGGCTGATTCGCAGCGCTGGCGATGGTGGCCAGAGCCGCGCAGCCGCCGCTCGCCGATGGGCTCATGTCTCGCGCCGGAATCCAGCGAGCGGTGCGGCCATAGCTGTTGCCCGCGAAAGGCCCGTATGGGCCAGCGCGGTGGTCTGCTGTCGCCGTCACCACGCTGCCGGCCGTGGTTAACTGGTACAGCCTGGCATAGAGCGCGGTGCTGTTCCAGTTGGTGGTGGCTGTGCTCACGCTCACCGCGCCCGAGCTGCGCAGCATGACCACGTAGTTCGTGGTCGCGTTGGTCAGCGTCACGGTGCCGGCGGTGATTGAGATCCCGCCCCAGCGGCCGCCGTTGTAGCCCCAGGTCAGCCCGGTGCTGGTGGCGTGCGCCTTGCCGAACACGCCGACATGATCGAGCGCCTCGAAGTTCTCGTTGATGATGACTTCTGGGTTCGCTTGGCTTGCGCTTAGTTGTTGCATCATGCGGCCTCCTGTGTGTTATGCGAAGATTCGAACATAGCCTACGGCGTGACGCCGTAGCGTCTCTATAGGCAGATGCTGTCCGGCCGGATAGCCAATTAGCTGATTCGCGACACGTTCCAGTTCACGCCACCGTCCGAGCTGTAGACGATGCGGAAGACACCGCCGCCGCCAGCGGTGGTCGTGTTGTTTGTCGCCAAGATGTTGGATCCAGAGCTACGGAACCGATACATCGAACCGTCGATTCCCGCGCCACTGACAACCGACCACGAGCCCTGCAACCCTGTAGGTGAGCGCAGGAACCTCGGCGCCGATGTCGTGGGCGCGCTGATGTAGACGTCGCCGCCATGCACAAAGATTTCGCCAAGTTCTTCGGCGCCCTGCGCGTTCGGCCGATATGCCGTCCACGTCTCGCCGTTGTCGCTACTTACACTCGCCGATACTCCAGATCCGTAGGTATGGCGTCTCACTGTCAAAAGTCGCGCGCCGATCTCAGCAAGACCGCCGATGGTTGTCGTTGGAGATCCCCCCTCACCCAGCCCTGTCGGCGCGCGCAGCCACCCCGTCTGCGCGTCGGGATCATCGGTGTAGTAGATGGCAAGCGTACCGACGAGGAACCATCTCGATCCGATCAGCCGAAGCTCGGCGTTCTGGTACGCCGGATAGTCAGGCGAGAAGGACAAAGCATTGAACGCGCCAAGCGCTCCGCTGGAGAGCATATTCGGGTCGCCACCATCCTGCGCAGCAAGGCCCACGAGCGTCCACGTCTGTCCGTCTGCCGATTCGTAGCTGTAGAAGTCTTGCCCCCCGTATGTCGCCGTCGAAGGCCGACCGATCATGCGGAACGTCGCCATTGCATCAATTGCCAGCGCATATGGGGTGATGTTCGCGCCTGAGATGGTCGGCCCAGGGTCAAGCTTGGTTGGCGTTGAAGTGTTGTCGTCGACGTAAGTGGCGAATCTGATGGCGGCAGGTTGGCTGTAGCAAAACTGCACTCGCCGCGATGCGGTTGCGACCATCCAACTCTTCACCCCAGCCGGGTACCCCGTCGCTACCGCTCCAGATTGAGACACGGAAAAGGTGACGCCGTCGTCGGCCGATATCAGCGTGCGGAACACGAACGATATGCCACCGTCAGGGCCACCGTCCATTGCAACAAGGTCGCCATCAAAAGCGCCGAACACGCCGATATCCGTGGCAGCCAATGTATTGACGCTCGACGAAATGGGGATCGAAAAACCTCTTGTCAGCGCGTAGCCGAGACCGACCGCCCCCCGCTGTCGCACGTCCACGTAGAAGGATGAGCGAGTCACATCGCCGTCGGCCTGCATTTGCGCCACCGTGTAGCGCGCCTGCTGTTCCGAGACGGTCAGAGTTCGCACCAAGCTGGAGAATCCGGCGTCCGCATAGATCAGCACCTGATACGACTCGACGGCTTCGCCAAGCGGCACAACGATGCCGGCCGGACCTGCGAAAGTTGACGCCAAGCGTGTGCGCCGCATCCATGTAAACACGACATCGCCGTCGCTCACGCGCACAGCCCGCAGGTGCACCGGCGCCAGCGGCTTCAGGCTGACGCCTTCGCAGGTGAATGCCTCGCTGTCCACGCTGGCCAAGCTACGACCGATGGTCACGCCCTTGTAGAAGCGCTCCGCAGACAAGCTCGGCAGGTCGATTGCGACATACCGAATCCCGGCCGTCTGCATCAGCACCACGGCATCAGCCGATGTGTGCCCGGCCATCGCCCATTCCGTGCCCTTCTGGCCGCGCAGCAAACCAGACAGGGTGTAGACACCATCCGACACGAACGTCGCCGTCCTGAAGCGCACAAGTTCGGCGCCGATCATGATGTTGTTGATCGACGCGTCAGCCAGCAGTCCGGCTCGCGTGCTGCTACTCAATGTGCCGTAGCTCAGGCTGACAGTGACCGTATTGCGCTCGTCGAAGCCAACACCACTGAAGTTTGCAAGCGTCGTCGTCGTCACGCCAAGAATGGCGCGCTCGCTCACGCGGGCGGCTTCGGCGTATTCCACATCATCCAAGCTACGGCTGATGCTGGCGCCGGGCCATGTCGTCCCTGAACTGGTGGCCGCCACGTAATGCCCGAGGGTATTCTCGGCATCGCGCATCAGCGGAACATCCATCAACTGCATGATGGTTTCGCCGGGTAGAGCCACACCAACCGTAGGCGTGTAGTCGGTGCTTGTGATCCCGGACGATTCGATAGCTGTCGCGTCGTCTAGCACCCACTCGAATTGCAGCAGCGGGCCGTTGTCGGTGCGGCGCACGATCCGCACCCGGTACACGTTGCCGTCCGCATCAGGAACAGCAACCACATCGGTAGGCGTCAGTTCGGCATAGGCCAGAGGAACACTGAACGTCCCTGTCACCCGGCTCGCATATCCATCGATGACGATGGCGTCGGCGATGCCCTTGCCTTCGGCGGCTGTGAAGCCCATCGGCAACTGCACAACGCTGGTGCTGATCTGCCCGGACAGCAGGCGATCGCTGTGCTCTGTGGCTACCGTGTAGTCGGCGTCAACATTGGAATATGACACCGACACCTGGGCCGGGATTTCCAAGTCGCTGCCAATATGCGTCGGGAGCGTTTCGGCTTCATGACTCTCAAGCCCGGCACCCATGTCGTCGGCGTCAATGGTTTCAAGCACGCTGCCGGCGCGAGGGACGAAATAGAGCTTGTTGGTTGTGTAGGACTCGAAGAAGTAAGCCGCCATCAACTGTTCGATGGCGCTGCGCGATGTGGCAACCTGCGACAGCACGTAGGACCGAACGGGCTTGGTGATGCTCGCCAGCGCAGTGGCGTCGAACGTCCCAGCCGGCATTCCAGCCGATTCGCACAAGTCCTCAACAACGTTTTGCAATGTGTCGTCGTAGGGGTCAATCGTCTGGAATGCGTATGGCGGCGGCGCAAAGGCTGTAGTCGGAACCGCAATGTCTGACGCGGGATAGAGAAGCCCTGATTCGCCGTCATCGAAGTACCTGTACAGCGTACTGTCAACATAGCCGTCTGCAAATGTTCCGCCAAACGTGACGCGGTTGAAAGCATCGCCTGTGAACGGCACGCCCTGCGTATTAGTGAGCCTGCCCCAGTAGTAGCCATTGACATGAAATATCAGGTACTGCGTCGTCTTGTTGTACTGCATTGACCAGTGAAACCACTGGTTCTTTGGGGGGCACAGTCCAGGATTTGATGTGTAGTTTGGATAACCTGCCGGCAGCCCTCCACCTGAAATAATGTCAGAATTTGTATTGAATTCCACGGGTGCAAAAGACCCTGGTCGTGTGTCCACTGTCAGTTCTATTTTGTACCCAGAGCCACTGTGATCTATATAGGCAATGCGCCCAAAATCCGAAGTCAGATATGACCATCCTTCAAACCTCCACGATTTGCCTGTAATGTCAAGCGACATCGTTGTTGGTGTATCAACAGCGCCGGCAGCTATTGCGACAGACCCTGCGCCGAACTTCTTGACCGATGTGGTTACAGCCTCCGATCCCGTGAGAGTTACGTCCGGGCCTAGCGTCGATTCAACATGTGTCGCATCCGTCAACACCTCAAACTGCGACAGGAAGCCCTTGTCGAAGAACGCAACTGCTCCGTCAATCACAACCTCGAACGTCAGATTCGGAATGACGCCGGAGTTTCCTAGTTGCAGCCCTTCGATGAACACCGATCCTCGGCCTCGGTAGGCCGGCGCGTTTGGAACAGCAGCATCGTAGGCCGGGTCGGGGAGTTGCGTCGGTTCCCCGGTGTAGACCGTGAGCCGATCCCAAGGCGCCTCGTTCTGGCTGTTGACGAGGCTGTCTTCGTCGCTGTCGGCCAGAGAAGTCCAGATAAGTTTGCCGTTCGACCAGATGCGCGACACGCCGACAATCTGGCGGTTCACAAGCCCGTAGAGGATGTCAACTTCATAGGTGTATGAGGTCGATTCAGCCCCGCCACCGCCCTTCCCTTGGCTGGTCGTGGTGCTGATTTCCCTGCGCTGGCTTGCCCACCACACCTGACCAGCGATGCGCGGATGTCCTGCGCCCCAAGGGATCGTCTGCCCGTACTCGCTGCCGGTGACGCGCAAATCCTCAAGCCGCGGGCCGTGGCTCTTTTGCTTCGGGCCGAACTGCGCACCGACCAGCGAGCCAACGGCCCATCCGACTTGCGCACCGCCAGGACCGCCGACAGCGAAACCTACAGCAGCGCCGGCAGCCGCAATCGCAAGCTGCGCCATTCAGGCCACCCCGCGCAGCGAATAGGCGCCGCGGAACTTCTGATTGCCGGAAAACATCAACCGCGTTTCAATGACGCGCCCAGCTTTGCTGGCAGCGTGGATCAAGCTCAATCCACCATGCCTGTAGTCGCCCAGGAACCCCATGTGTTGCGGGTCTTGTTCTGTTGCAACCACCAGCACATCGCCCGGCTGCATGGTGCTGCGTTCGATGCGGTCCATGTGTTGAGCGCACACAGTCAGCAACGTGCCGTCAGGCATGCGGCTGTAGCCGTTCAGGTCGAAGTCTGCCGGTATCAATCCAAGATCACGCGCCACGCAAATGATGAGCCCGGCGCAGTCAACGCCTTGGCGCGAGCGGTGTTGATGAATCCACGGCACGCCCAGCCAAGTGCGGGCCTTGGCCACCACATCGGCACGCGTCATACGTTGACCTCTGGCGATGATGTCAACTCGTCAACGGTCGGCCGGTGCGGTTCGCCCTGAAAGTTCAGTTCGTTGCTGAATTTTGTGGCGCAGTCTTCATCCAGCCGTTTGCGACATCCGGCAATGACGCTGTAGGTGTCGCCGACCTGAACATCGAAGATCATCGGCAAGATCAGGGTGAACGTGTCGCTCACGTAGGTCTTGACCTTCTGCGATAGGCCGGTGTTGAATCCGCTGGTCCATGTGAGGATGCCCTCGCCGAAGTAGTCATCAGCTTCTGCCCGAGACGAATCTGCGAAAACCTGCTTGCTGGTGACGCTGGTAATAGTCCCCGTCTCTGTCCACGGCCCCAGGTCAACCATGCACATTGCGTCGCCCAGGCGGGCACGGCACGTCTTTGTGCTGGCCGCGCCGACAGGCTGCTGCAGGTACTGCCGCAGATCACGCAACTCCACCACGTAATGCCCAGCGCGCGGCATCACTTCCCCCAGGCGGCCCGAACTGATGTACTCGATTCCGTCACTTGGGCTTGCCCAGTTGTAGCGGAACAAGTTGAACTCTGCGTTGTTCCACCGGCCAGCCAGGATGTCGGCGCGCGTGATGGTGTCGTCTTCGTGCAGGATGGATAGTTCCGTGTTGCCCACAGCAAGGCCGGCACTGGCCGCCCAGCTCGCCACGTCCAACCCAGGCGTGGCGCGGTACAGCACCGAATCTCCGATGTCCTCTGTGTCTATATCCGCGCTTGTCCACCCGAACACTTCGGCATCGGCGCGCGTTATCTTCAGCCCGAAGGCGGTTGTAGGCGTGTCGCTCGCATAGTTCGTCAACAGTAGCGCCGGGATGGTCTTAGGCATTCGGAGCGTACTCGATGATTGGTATAGCGTCCCACTGATGCAGCAGGCCGTCATTGACATTGCGCGACACAACGCGACCGTCCAACTTGTCGGTATCGAATCGCATGGGCACATCGAATTCACCGGCCCAGGTGACAGTCGCTGCACTTGGCGCTGATCCGATCGTCACGATGCCTGTTGCTGTGGCAAGCGAGTGCGCCGTATCAACACCAGACACCTTGACGGAGATGCTGCCGCCGTGAACGGGCTTGTAGATCGGCCGACCCTGTGTGCTGCTGCCGCTTGTGTAGCGCTTGAACAGTTGGAACGTGGTTGACGTGATCCCAACCACATAGCCATCCGCGTGCGTGGCGATGTAGTCGGTCCAGTCCTTGAACCGCCAGCCATGATGTCGGCCCCTTGCGATCATGAAGAACGCGCGCAACGTGGCGAAGTCGGCCGCGGTATTGATGCCTTGGCTCACGTCCCACCCATGCCGCGGGTATGCCCATGCGCCATTGCGCGATTCGCGCCCCGACGAAGTGACGGCAATCTCGGTGCGGAACATCGGCCCGCCGACAGCGCCGTAGGCGATGCGGTCAGGGAAGCGCGGTGTCTCCAGGAACGCCATGTCAATTGTTCCTCGCGCTGGCGCGGTCGAGCCCACGCGCTGCGGAGGCGCCGACTTGTTGTTCGGTGCTGCGGCTCACTGGCCCGCTGAAGCTGAAGTTCTGAACCACATTCATCCCGCCGAGCGCAGATTTCGTCTTGCCGGCAGATAGAACAGCGCCGGATGTTCGCGGCACGAACAGCTCCGGGCCTTCCTCCCCCACCAGATAGGCGCTTCCTGCATAGGCAGGACCGCCATCTGCGCGAGCCCCGCCGAATAGGCCGCCAAGAAACTGAGTCATCAGCCCGCCGCCAGTCGCTGTGCCGCCGATGGCAGCCGCAAGAGGCCCGGTGATCTGCTGACGAATGATGATGCGGGTGATGTCTGCAACTATTGAATCAGCAAGGTCTTGGAAACTCAGTTTGCCAGTGGTGACGAACTCGACAAGCGCGTCTTCCATGCCCCTGAAGACGCCCGTGAAAAGGTCTTCCACTTGCCCGGCGATGTTGGCTACATCGTCAAGGTAGTTGTTCATCGCCTCGCTGGCGCCGATACGCCAGTCGCCTTGCATGCGCTTCATCTCAAGCCAGAAGTCGCTGTGCATGCCGAGAGCTTCGTCAAGGCCGGCTTTGATATTTGCCACTTCGTCGCGGTACAAGCCGCTTCCAAGGAATCCCTCTTCCGCAGCCCGCTTGTTCAGGGCACGAATGTCTTTGTCGAACTCCCTGCGGATGGCGATCTGTTCGATGATCTGCCGCCTTGCGTCCTCGCCCGCACCAGCGCCCGCCAGCAGATCGCCGTAGCCATCCTGCCGGCTCTGGTTCCTGTCGGCGATCGATTGCTGTATGGCCTCTGATGCCGCGAGGAAGTCGGTCAGCATCTGCGATGCCTTCTCGCGCTGTTTCTCGATTTCGCGCGTGGTGCGTTCGGCTGCCTTGCGCGCTTCTTCGTGGGCCTCCACTGCCACCGACAACTCGGCGTTGATCTGAAGTTGCTTGCGGTAGCTGGCTTCGTTCGCAAGCAAAATCTTCTGATCCGCCGTCAGCACCTTCTTCGTCTTCAGGTCGGCAATCTGCTGCTCGAACTTCGCCAGTTCCTGCTGCTGCGTGGTCAGCTTCTCGGTGGCGCCAAGTTGCGCGCGAAGCGAGGCTTCGGTTTCGCGCATGGTCTGCAGTTCGCGTTCGGCGATGTTGTCGCGGAACGGCTTTGACTTGCTGCCCTTGCTTTGGGCTTCCTGAAGCCCCTTCACGCGGTCCTGAAGCTCCTTCAGGACTGTGGCCGGCAACTGGTCGCCGTAGTCCTTGAGGAACTTGTTCAGCTCGGCTTGTTTGGCCGCAAGCTCGCCAGCCTTCTTCGCCGCGCTGGAATAGCCGGATGTGACTCCGAGTAGGGCCTTGGCTTGCTTGTCGATTTCGGTAGAAGACATGCCCCAGGAGCCTTCAGGCGCCCCTTCTGGCCCCCATGACCCTTCAGGCTTTACGCTCACTGACGGAGCCGCCTTCTGCCCGCGCAGGAACTTGACGACTCGCTCAATGTCCTTGAAGTCCTGAGCGAGCATTCCCAGCAGACCGGACACGTCTTTCAGAACCGACTCGAACACACCACTGTCGCGGAAGGCTGATTTCAGCTTCTCCCATGACGCGCCAAGATCGTTCGACGCTTTCTCAAGCGGCGTGAGCCCCTCCCTCGCCAGCCCGCCGATCTTCGCGGAAAGTTCGTCGTACAGAACCTGCTGGGCTTCGATGACCCGGCCCTGATCCGTCAGTGCCTTGACCGTCAGCAGCGTTTCGGCAGACAGGGTGCCTAGCGCCTTCTCCAGTTGTTCGGCGCCTCTGGCCGGGTCGGCGAATGCCTGCCCCAGCTCCTTCGCTGCATCAGGAAGTTCCTTGCCCGTCACCCGCGCGTAGTCGCCGACGATCTTGGCCAGGTCATCGAAGATCGGCCCGGCCAGTTGCGGGATGCGAACCAATGAGCCAACCGCTTCGGTGGCGATCTGCCGCGACACGCCTGGCAACAGGGCCAGCGTGTCGATCTGTTCCTTCAGGCCGGGGAACAAGGCGCCGCGGCCCGTGGCCTTCAGCACCGCTTCCATCTTGCCAAGCTCGCGGTTGAAGTCTTCAACCTGCTTGGCCCCATAGGCGAACAGGCCGAAGGCCGCAGCCGCGCCGCCGATGGCAACGCGCATCGGCGTGATGGTGGAAGCAATCGCGCGGAAGGCATTCCCGATCCCGCCGAACGTGCCCTGCAACTGCGCGCCCTGCTGGATGAACGCGGTCAGAACGTTCTGACCAGATGACACTTGAACGAAGAAGTCCTGTACCTGATAGCCAACCTGCTGCAACTCCATTGCAGTGAGGCGGCCGGTCTTGTTGAAGGACTGAAAACTCCTGTCGGTGGCGGCGATCTGCGCGATGAGCTTCTGCGCTTCGGCGGCGCCGGCCGTGCTCAACCCGGCTCTTGCCGCCTGAAGTTGCAGCAGTTCGGCTCGTGTCTTGCCCGCCGCTTCTGCTGTATTCCTCAACGCAGAGAGGAACTGCCGTTCTCCGGCGTCGCGTTTCTCTGCCGCGTCCTTCCTTTCAAGCTCTCGCGTCCACCAAGAGATGTATTCCGAGTCCTTCGCAAGCCGTTTCGCCGCCTCATGCTCGACATTGAATAGCTGAGCGTTCTTGGCCTCTTCTTCTGCGGCGTCCTTCTTCTTCAGCGCGGCGTTCCAGAACTCGACATACTCCGCATCGGCGGCAAGGCGCTTTGCCGCTGCGTGCTCCTTCTCGAACAGCGCCGTCGCTTTCGCTTCCGCTTCTGCGGCGTCCTTCCTGTCAAGTTCAGCGGACCAGGCGCGAACGTACTCCGAAGCGTCAACCAACTTGCGCGCGGCATCGTGCGCTCTATCGAACGCCTGAGCGTTGCGCGCCCAGCGTGAAGTCTGATCGCCGGGGTCAAGGGATGTCTTGACGGTTTCCGACAGCCGCGCAAGGTTCTGAGTCTGCTCGGCCATCTTGCGGAAGCCTTCGGCTCCTGCGGATGTCGTCTTCTCAATCGTCCCGGCGAGCCGCTGCGCCCGACGCTCGGCGGCATCCATGCCTTGCTCGTAGCCGCCGATGCGAGCTATCACGTCCACCGACAACGTACCGATGTTCCGCGTCGCCATTACTTCGCCTTGTTCTGGGCTGACTTCAGTTTGAGCATCGCAAACACGGCCTTGATGTCGGGCTGCTCTGGCTCTTGCTCTGCGCGGATGGGCAGGAAGTCTTCCAGCTTCGCTTCGCTGTTCTTGAACAGCCCGCGATGCAGGACAACCGTCAGTTGCGCCAGCATGTGCTCAAGCCGCGTCCCTACGTTCAACGGGCCTCGCATGCGGATGTACGAAACCCAATCGTGGGCCTCCTGCAGCGTCATGCTTTCCTTGGCCTCGCGGATCGTCCGGCCGCCGATGCCGTGCAGCACAAGTTCGTGCCACACCTCATCATTGGCCGTCAGTCTTTTGGGGCTGCAGGCTTTTCAACGCCACTCGCCGCGACAGCGATGGCGACAAGCAAACTCCACTTCAGCTTGGAAGCCGAGTCGAAGCTGATCCGCTTGCCGTCCATCAACACCGTGCGCGCAACGCGCGTCGCAAGCACGGATGTTTCGCTGTCGTCGCCTCCAGCCTTCTCGAAGGCATGTGCGATGGCTTCCGAATCGGCGGCGGTCAGTTCCTTCTTCACCTGAATAGTGAAGGTGTACGTCTCGCCGTCGTTGTCCCATGTGACTTCGCGCGTTTCAAAGCCGTCGTCAATGCGGCCGACTTCAAGCAGCTTGTCGAGTGAAATGGTTTGGGTCATGGCTTATCAGGTCTTCGGCACCATAGTGACTTCGCCGGACACTTGAATGCCGACGTTCGACTGCACCACCGAATTGCCCTGGAAGCTGAACGGGAATGCGTTGATGAACCCGCTGAAGGTCAGCCAGCTCCGGGTAGATGGCAGGATGAACGTGTCATCGGTGTCCACAGTCGGGGGGGAAGTGCCATCCGACCAGCCCACCGCCCACAGCATCGTGAGCCCGTCTTGCTTGATTTCCAGCAGGCGAACGTGCGTGTTGTCCGTGGGGTCGGTGTTGATGCCGAAGGTCGCGGTGCCGGGCGTGCCCAGGCCGGCGACGTAGGTGCGGGCGGTGTCACTCAGGCATGTGGTTTCGATCTGCTCAATGGCAGTGTCGATACCGTCAATGCTGGTGATGCAGCCAACGGAGATGAGCGACCCGTCCGCCGGGTCGATTGCGTAAAGGTCGGTGCCTTGGGTTTTGACGGACATGAAAGTGCCTCACAGAAAAAGTGCCGCGTGAGCGGCGGGATTTCTGCGAGGCACTTGGGCGCGTTGTTGTGACGCGGCGCCCAACCGAGGCAGTGAACGGGTACTAGGGTTGCGGCTGTTTTGTCAGCCACTTCTCCCACGCCGAGATGCAGCCCTTCAAGAGCCGGATCAAGACTTCGTGCAACTCACGAGTAGCGGGATTCATCTCTGAACCCACCAATCGCAATCGAACCCGATGCGATAGCTCTTCGTGTCGGGGTCTACGGATTCAGGCCGCCATGACGTGATGTGCGCATGCGGTTCGATGGCGTCGCGCAGGGCTTCAAGCACGGCCCTTGCCGTCCTCTGCCCTTGCGATGCCGAGGCGTACACGTCGATCTGCACGCCGAAGTAATCCATGTCAGGCAATTGATCCAGGTAGTTCTCTGGCGTGCCGTACACGGTTTGATAGACGGCGTAGGGGTACACCGTCCCCTGCGTCGCGCGGCCGAACGGATAGAAGCGCATGGCTGAACCGCTGCCCAACAGGGCCTGAACAGCGGCCACGTCAACAGCCTGGAAGATCGGCGGGTACACCTACAGGCCCTCCACCTGTCCGATCTTCTGTTCCAGCTTGGTGGCGAAGGTGTCTAGCACTTTGTTGATGTTCTCGTTCATCGCCGGGCGCAGGAACGGCCGTGCCGCCATCTTCTCCGTGCCCTCTTCGATCAAGTGCCAGTGCGGGGTCGATCCGCCTTTGCCGGTGTCCGGGTTGCCGGAAGGGATGCGGCCGTGCGCGGTGTTGACTCCGACTGAAATCATGATGTCGCCGGTACGCTTGTTGTACCGGCTGCGCACCCGTTGAACGATGTTGTCGGCGATAACCCGGCCCGTCTCGGGGTCGTCAATCGCCAGCGCCCGCCGCTTCGCGTCCTTGCGGATCACGCCGACCGCAGAGCCAAGTGCGGATTGAGCCGTCTTCTTGCGGAATCCGTCCGTCAGTGCATTGAAGCGCATGGCGATCTTGTCCATGCCGATGATCGAAAACTTCACTCCGTCAGCCATGGTTCACCTGTAATGCTCTTTGACCCACGGCGCGGCCCGCCTGGCTTCTGGCTCCCACGGATCGAGCGCCCCATGAAAGACAACCACCTTCGCCCCGCTCGGCAGGCGATGCGGCCACGATCTGCGGCCACGCATCGCAATCTGATCCTGATAGCTCCACACGCCGTCCTTATCCGTCCAGCAAGGCAAGTGCTTGCCGAGGACGTAGCTCATCCACCCTTGATCGCTGCCCCTGCAACCAGCGGCATGCGACTTCCTCGGCGACGTGGATGGGTCGAACGATTCCCACACTTCCGGATGTGCCCCCGCTGTCAGCATGAAAAACGATCCATTCCACGGCCACAGCGGATTGGTGTTGCGCCAGCCGACGAACGGCTCCGGCCTGTCCACCAGCGGGATCAAGTCACCAGTGATGACCACATCAAGATCAAGATGAACGATGCGCTCGCCAAGCAAGGAACCGATGTCGCGCGAGAAGAGCTTGAGCCGCCGATAGCAGCTCGGCCCGCCCTTGAAGCTCGGGTTCGGAATCCTTGCGTGGTCGTTCCACAGTGGGACGGTTTCGCACTCAAGCCCTGTCGGGTCGTCGGTGACGCAGATGAACCGATGCGGCTTCGCGTAGTGTCTTGCGACCATCCGCTGAAGCGTGTGAACCTGCATCGGCCCGTAGCTTGATCGGTAGCCTGAGACTGGTCGCCACTTGAAGGTAACGAAAGAAATCACTTGCGAGACAGGACCACCAGCAACGCGATTACGGGCAACACCCACATCAGCAGCGCGAGGAATTCCACTACGGCAGCGCCCCCGGCTTTGCGTGGTCGCCCGGCTTCTGAGGGTCCGGGTACAGCACCAGCCTTGCGTCGCGCTCGCATAGATACACCTCTACGCAGTGGTTCGGCTCCCAAAAATAAATTCGGTCCACGAACACGGCGGCACACTTGGCGAACGCGCGCTTCCATCCTGTGCCGTGAATCTTCCACCGGCCCAGAAGGCCCGACACGGTTTCTCGCGGCAGCGCCCAGGGCGCGAATACGATGGCGCAGACTGCCATGTTCGTGGCCACGTAGACGACGAAGGCTTGGCAGCGAACGGCCTTCAATGTCCGCTTGACCATGCACCGCGCTCCAGTTCGTCAAACATGACATCGAAGATGTCTATCCACTTCTTCCCACCGCTGCGGAAGATGGCGCCTTCGTTGCAGCGCCCAGGGCTAGGCCACGGCCACGCTAGCGACGTTTCCAGCAGCCGCCAGCAATTCGAACGTTCATCCTTCAGGATGTCCAGCGCGCACCATTTGCTGCCGATGTCGGCGAATACCTTGTCTGCGTAGCCCAGCAGGCTTTCGACTTCGGCCGTCATCTCGAAGGCCGGTTCAACGTTTCCGGTCTGCGCCACCGGCCGATCCGGGTAGCAGTAGCGGAAGAACACCGCGCGTGCATCGCCGATCGCATTCACCCGGTAGGTGACGGCGTGCGGGATGAACTCTTGCAGGATTGCGTACCCATGCTGCATCGTCTCCGGGCAGTGCGCTCCGTGGTGCTGCTTCACGCCTTTGCCGAACAACTGCGCGATGTGCTCGCGCGCTTCCTTGTGCGTGTTCAAAATCCGCACGTTCACGCTGCTGGCGCCTACGTTCGACTTGCTGACGATCGGCGTGATGCGGCTTTCGGCCCACCATTGCGCCTCGTCTTCAGAGTTGGTAAGCAGCGTCTCAGGGAACCACTTCTTCCAGCGCTTGAACTGCTCGCTCTTGTCCTCGTACACCTCGACCTGCGCGCGGTCCTGAATCATCAGGAGCTTGCTGCGCATCAGCAGGTCGTCGTTCCGATTCTTCGGCAACTTGCGCCAGTCTGCATGCGGGCGGATGAATCCGACATCACCGTCGAGCATATTGCCGACATCAATGTCCCCGCTGAAGATTCTCTTCGCCGCATAGCCGTGCTTGCGTGCGGCCTTGCATGCCGCTTCGTGCCACACGTCGCGCTCGTCAAGAATGTAGAAAGTCTTCAAGCGTTCCCCTCGGGAAGCACGTCAGCGCCGTCTCTCGGCTGCAGTTGACGACCGGAACCTTCATGTCCCGCGCCAGCTCGCCAAACTTCACAGGCCACCGCGCAACCGATACCGCATCGCCCAACCCCTTAGGGTGCGAGCCGTGCCAGTGAGTCATGCCGTTGTGCTGGCAGTCATAGCCGAGCATCGCAACCCGCGTCGCCCCCAAGTGCGCTGCCAGTGACACAGCCCCGGCCCCGCTGTTGCGGTATTCCTTCACCCCGCGCAGCTTCTTCGTCCGATGCCGCTGGTCAATCGGCAGCGTGCTAGTGGTGTAGGGCTGGCCCTTGAACGTCTCCGCGACTTCGGCGTGATAGACGTTCCACCACTTCGCATCCATCGCAAACATCGCATCCGCCCAAGGTGCGGCGCGGAATGTGGTGTTGACGACGATTACCTTCCCCTTGCCTGCATCGCGCCATTCCTTGACAGCTTGAACATCCTCAGGAGTCAGACTCGGGCCGCTGGCGATACAGACGAATCTCACCCTTCCGCCACGCCGCTTTCACACATCAGCGTCATGTAGTCGATGCCGCTGATCGGGTCGCGGATCACTGCGTTGATGTTGTACTTCTCGCCGCGATGATCGACCCGCATCGAAGCAATGACGCCAGGCCGGTGGCGAATCCTGATGCGCGTCGTCACTTTCGATTGCACCGCCTGCGCGGCAATCAGCTCTTTGCCGGATAGCGGGCTGATTTCTGCGGGGATCATGGTTGCGAAGGCGTCCCAATACTGCGCCTGCAGGCCGTCGTCGGAGTCGATCTCTACCGTCAGCGCTTCGATGGTGACTCTGTGACGAAGTGCGCCAGCCCTCATGCCATCCCCAGCCTGACGCGGTGTTGCCGGAGAAGCGCATCGGTGCCCATAGGCACGTCGGCCAGCGCCTTCTCGGTGTTGGTTTCCCGGTTCGCGTACAGGTGGCCAAGCAGCAGCAGAATCGCCGCCCTCACCGACCACGGCAACGCATCGCCGTCCGACCCGCCGTATCCTGCGGTAAACCGGACGCGAACACCGTTCACCGTAGCCGTGACGCTGGGCCAACTGGTCAAGGGATAGATGCGAGCCGGCACGGAGAATTCATCGAACACGAAAGAGACTTCCGCATCGTCGCTGCTGCTGACTGTCGCCTGCCCCGTAGTCACGCTGTCCACATACAGGACCGGACCTACAGGGATTTCGATGTACTCAGCGGGAAACTCGTCAAGCGCGCCTTCGTAGTCGCGCTGGATGAATGACAGGCCGGTGAACTGCTCGGCGTATTCCCTCGCGGCCTTGAGCCAGCCGAGAATCATCGTGTCGTCAAGCAGATCAACGTCGGTGTCGCCGTAGGCCTGAGCTTCCAAGTGCGCGCGCGCCTCTTCCAGCGTAATCGGCTCGTCAGCCGCCTCGGACAGAACGCGCAGCTTCATTCGGAAGCCCCGTCCTTGCCGTCGCGGCCCTTCTTGACGGCGAGGCGCCAGTCAGAATTCGTGCCCGGCGTGGCTTTGGTGTCAACCTGCGCGATCCAGCCGCTGCCGCCGTAGGTCGCAAAGTCCCCGCGCTCATAGGACCCGCCGCTTCGGAACACGCCAGCATCCAGCACCATCCCAGCGAGCTTGACGGGTGACTCTTGCCGGCTGCCGTCTGACAGGTGGGCGATGAATTTGTGCGTGCGGCCGTCGATCGACTCAAACGCCATCTTCTCGATGCCGACGCCGTTGCGCCCGTCTTCCCCGGCTGTGCCGGGCCGGCCGGGCAGGCCATCTCGTCCGGGCGGGACAAGCATTGCGGCGCGGGCCGCGATCTCATTCATCGCCAGATCAACATGCTTTGTGAGCATGCCTGGCAGAAGAGCGTCTACGGTCTTGGTGACGGCGGCGGCGATGTCTTCCGGGCTGGCAACGTCGCCCTTCTCGCCGCGCGGGCCATCGGCGCCGTCCTTGCCGTCTCGGCCGTCTTCACCGTCCTTGCCGTTCAAGCCATCGCGGCCGTCCTTGCCGTTCGCTCCATTCAGGCCATCGGCGCCACGGATTCCCGGTTCGCCCTTCTCTCCGCGCTGCGGGACCGGAAGGTGCAGCGTGAACACGTCGCCGCTGTCCATGACGATATCGAGCGAGTTGTTCGCCACGTCATGATCGAAGCGCGCGATGCCGTTTGCGTCCTTGCCGTCTTTGCCGTTCAGCCCGTCCTTGCCATTCAAGCCGTCTTGGCCGTTCTTGCCATCGACGCCATCCCGGCCGTCTTTACCGTCGTTGCCGTCCCTGCCGGCAGCGCCTGGCTCGCCGCGCTCGCCTTTGTCGCCGTCCTTGCCGGCCGGGCCGATGGCGCCATCCTTGCCGTCAACACCATCCTTCCCGTTGATGCCGTCCGCGCCATCCTTGCCGTTCAGGCCTGGATCGCCCTTCTGCCCATCGGTTCCGTCTCTTCCGTCCCTGCCGTCCGCGCCTCTCGCGCCATCCTTCGGCGTCGGCACCAGAGCAAGGACCTTGGACACGACTTGCTCAATGTCTACGGGCGGCGCGTCCTTGCCGTCAATGCCGCGCTCGCCGTCCCTGCCGGGCTCTCCGCGTTCGCCTTTGGCGCCATCGGCGCCGCTCTTGACTTCGCCGACAGACTGCCGCCATGCCATCAGTTCATCCAACTGAAGTTGCAGCGGGGCAATTGAACGGCTTACCGTCGCATTCACCGCCTTGGCGACTTCCTCAACCATTGCCGCTACGTTCATGCGTTGCCTTCGGTAAGTCTTTTCAGGGACAGCTCGGCAATGAAGCCTTCTGAGTCGTAGCTGGGTTTGGCAAGCACTTCTTCGCCAAGCTCGGAGCGCATCAGCACGCTCTCGATTCGCTTGTTCCCGACGAACCGCTTGACCTTGAACTTCCAATCGACCAGCGGATGCGGTTGACCGTCTTCACCGTCAAGCCCATCCCTTCCGTCCTTTCCGTCGCGTCCAGCTGGGCCGCGCTCCCCGTCGCGGCCAGGAGGCCCGCGCTCTCCGTCTCTCCCCCTCGGCCCTCGTTCGCCTTCCGGGCCTTCGCGGTACTCGACAAGGGGGCGCCGCTCAAGAATGGCCGGCATACAGCTTCAGGCAAAGTGCTTGTGTGAACCCGGAAGCGACAGCCATCGCCTGATCCTCGCGCGCCCGTGCCGACTTTTCTGGATCCTCGGCGGGCGGTTCTGGCTTCGCAGTGCCGAACGGGTCTTCCTGCGCGTCGCGCTTGGCGAGCGCTTCGAGCGAGTAGTTCTGCTGCTGACTCAGCGGCGCGTCGCCACCCGGCACGGCTTCGTAGTTCAGCCGCTTGCGCGCTTCGTTCGGCGCAAGGATGCTCGCCCCTACGGCTTCCTTCAGCGTGTCGATCTGCGTCTTGCTGTCCATGCGCAGCAGATCGTCAAGATCGGCTTCGATGCAATAGCCAGTACCGGACAGCGCCAGGCCTTCGTCAAGCGAGTTTTCCACGCTCTCGATCAAGGCCTGCAGGCAGTCGGAGTAGTAGATCTGGTTCAGTACCTGCGCGTTCTGGTACGTGGGCAGAGGACCAACGCCGACCTTGTATCCAGGGACGTGGAAGGTGCTGCACACCATCTCTGCAGTCAACTTGAGCTGTTCGACCATCTGCGCATCCACAGGGTCAACGCTCATGCCTTCGTACTTCAGCCCATCTCCGAGGACGGCCACGCGGCCAATCTTCTCGCCGCTGAAGTTGGATTCCCAATGCTCCTTCAGCCTCTTCGCGGTGTCGTCGGAGATGTGCGAGGGGGCCGTGAGCACGCCTGACGGGCGGCTCATATTCTCGAAGAACTTGGTACTGTTGCCCTGAATCCGCAGGCCTTGGGTAGCCGCAAGGCCGGATGCGTAGATTGGTGACAACCCGACCAGCGGGTGAAACAGGCACCACATCCGGTCGTGGATGATTTCGCTGGCTGGCGCTGCGGGAATGTCCTCGTTCAGCCCAGCCAGTTCGTCGTCGTTCAGCTGGTAGAACACCGACCCGTCATCGGCAACCAGCACCCGGACGCGCGACGGGTCTAGGACGTGCATGGCAATCACTACGTTGCGAGCGTCGCGCTCAAGCAGTACATAGGTGTTGCCGCGGGAGAGCTTGGAGAACATCCAAGACTCGATGAACTTCTGCCAGGTCTGGTACCTGTTCGGCTTCCTGAGCACCGGGGAGAAGGCTGGAACTTCCTTCTCGCGCTTCAACCCGTATGCGGTCTTCTCCATCAGGCGGAAGCGCAGCTTCCCAACGTCGCCGCCGATCAGCGTCATGCAGGCGAAGACAGCCCAATTGGCTAGTACGGCCTGAGGATCGACAGCCGGCTCGTTTGCCTGCCATGCGCCGGGGCGCCAGTCGAAAACACGGTGCCAGCCGCGATCGTCCACCCCATTGAGGACGGCAGCTTTGGCGCGCGTGATCTCGAACCCGAAGAGCTTCATTCGCTCGCAGGCTCCGCAGTCATGTCCTTGCGCTGATATGTGCGCTTAGGCTTCGGCTCTTCTTGCGCCTCGAAAGCCTCCGGGTCGGCAACCGGCTCTTTACGCACGTAGACGCGCGGAGCGCGCGGCGGCTCGACAACCACAGGAGGGGCGACGCGCGCCAATCCGGCGATCTCCATCACCGCCACATGGCTCTGACTGACCGGGAACCTGTCGCCAGCTACGAGGTTGCGTTTGCCGTATCGCTGCTTGCGCAGCGCGATCATGTCTTGCATGTGTTCCCTTTCAGGAAAAGGGCGCCGAGTTGCCCCGGCGCCATCGCGTCGCTTAGATGCTGGCCGGATCGCCGTAGGTGGCGTTACCGATGTAGGCAACCGCAGTGCTGCGGCGCTTCTGCCAGTTGATCGAGCGAACAACCTTGATGGCGGTCGATTCCGTCTGGAACATCGACACGCGCTTGGCGGTCATGTCCACAGGCGTATCGCTCGCGCCGGTCGGGTCGTCGTTCATTTCGATGGTCGCCTCGCGGCTCACCGAAACCTGCACGCCGCCATCGCCGATCTTCCAGATGTCGCTAGGCTTCATCATGATGAGATCGCCCGTACCAACGTTGTCGCCAACGTAGACCGGGAAGCCTTCCAGCTCGCCGCCGTTCATCGTCATGCCGGGGAACTCGCGCACCCCCAAGGCATTGCGAAGCAGCATCATCTGGATGGCAACCGCCGGAGTCGTGACAATCGCCAGACCGCCCGTGTTCTTCTGCGCGGCGAAGTAGCCGATCAGACCGGCCAGGTCATCGCGCAGGTCGGCGGCCGTGGTGCCTTCCGACGTGTTGGCGGTGAGGCCGTTCAGGATGCCGGCCGGGGCGACGCCGTTGGAGGCGGCGGTAGTGGACAGGAACAGCGAATCAACCCGCTGCGCGCTGGCTTCCACCAGGGCATCGCGCACCAGCATTTCAGCCGAAGGCGACGAGTCGCGCAGCAGTTCGTTGGACACCACCGCCAGCGCGGCGACCTTCAGCGGAGTCAGGGACACCGTGCTGAAGTCAGCCTTGCTGACCTTGATGGCCTTCGACTCGCCGATGAAGTAACCCGTCGCGGCGCCGTCCTGGCCCTTGATGGTGACGTTGGCCGGCACCGAGCGCAGCGGCAGGCGGTCGAACACCGTCTGGCCGTACAGGTATTCGATGAAGTCACCGGTAAAGCGAGCGTCGGCCTGCACCAGTTCCGCGCCCCACTCGCCGGAGCCTGAACCACCGCCGGCCACGTCGGCCTTGATCCACTGCACCAGTTGCGGGTGGGTCTTGCCCCACCGCGCTTGGGCGATGTCCATCGGCGAGCACATCTGAATGTGCGCAACCGCCTTGGCGATCACCGAGCGGATGTAGTTCTGGCCCTTGTACTTCTCGTCCGGGTCCGCCTTGGCGACCAGGATGTTCGGCGAGCGGCCACGCGACTGCGACGCAGCGCGCTGGCTCAGACCTTCCACCGCGCGAGCGGTCGAGGCCGACAGGGCTTGCGACTTGGCGACGCGGATGTCGTCGTCCAGCCCTTCGATGTCGTCGGTCAGGCCGTCGAACTCGGTCGCCTCTTCGGTGGTGAAGCGGCGGTTTTCGCCGGTCTTCAGTTCGGTCAGTTCTTGCAGGCGAGCGGCCTTCTGGCTGCGCTCTTCAATCAGTTGCTGAAGCGTCTTCACTTCATTCCCTTTCGTTCGGGCATAAAAAAACCCGCCAGAGGCGGGCTGCTTGGTTCCCGAAACGCCGGGAGGACTTGGGCCATTCACCGTTCGGCCTGACGCGGCCAGGCGCTTGGCATCCAAAGACTTGACGGTTGCAATCAGCGATTTGTGCGTGCCTTCGTCCATCGAACGAAAGCCCTGAATCACTGCATCAGGCTGAGCAGGAATCGGCACGAGCGAAAGCTCAAGCACCTCGGTTTCCTTCAGCAGATAGCCACCCGTGTCCTTCAGCTTTTCGTAGGCGTCATTGATGACGTTGAAGCCGATCGACACGGCGGTAATCAAGCCGTAGCGCACCATCTGCCACGCCTCATCGACGCGGGCCTTCAGGTTCCCGTCCTCCTTGACTTGAGGGATGCGGGCCTCGAACGGGATGCCGTTCTTGGTGGCCTTGCCGAACGTGGCGCGGCCAACTACCTGCTTGCTGTCGTGGTACAGGAATAGGGGGATGTCTCGAGCGACGCGAACGCCCATCGGGTCCACAACGTCGCCCATGCGGTCAACGCTTGGTGTCGTGGCGATGCCGCGAATGACGCGAAGGTCTTCGTCAACGCTCTTGACCTCGATGAGCGAGTAGGCGCGGTGTTGCATAGTCAGTTGCTTTCGATGACGTAACTTACAGCCGGCCCGCCGCTTAGGCGAAGAACAGTTGAAATTCCTTGCGACTCGGCTCAGGGCTGCGCGACATCAGTTCGACGCAGTTGAACAACGACATCAATGGATCTATCTTGGCGCTGCCGCTGATCTGCTTGGTGATCAGGACCGCGTTGCCTTTCGGCTCTACCTTCGCGTTGCCGACGCACCAGGCCATCAGTTCCTGGTCGGCGTGCAACAGGGTGCCGCTGGACAGGTAAAGCTCGGTGGACTTGATCGCCGACCCGAGACGCCAGCCCTGCGATACGGCGCATATTTGCTCGGCCGGGTAGTCGGCCGCGTTCAAGGCATCAAGGGTCTGCTTGATGCCGGCAGGGTCAACGCCGATTGCCTTGCGCTTGCCTTCGTCCAGCGCCCCTAGCTTGCCGGCTTGCTCGACCTTCTGAATCAGGGCTACGACCTCGTCGCAGGCTTCCTCGATCCGCTGCACGATCACCAGTTCACCGGCCTTCTTGAAGTCCAGAAGTCGCGGCGCGATTTCCTTGCGCCGCTCCAACACGATCGGCAATGCCCACGCACGCGACCACGACAGCAGATGACCTGTTTTGTCGTCACGGCCAAGCACCGTGAACCCGTACAGGTCGTCGTGGCCACCGCCGTCGAGCCCAACCACGACCACGTCGCAACGCGCGAGCAACGTGTCAAGCGTCAGGCTCTTATCGGCACTCGCCTTCCAGAAGTCGGCTCCGGTCCAGCGGTTGCCGCTCAGGTTCTGGCCGATCTGCACATTCAGGTACTTGGCCAGCACGACCTGAATCGACTCTTCGCCGGCCTCACCGACCATCCGCATCTTGCGGCGGATGAACGCCTCGTCGACCGACGCGCCCATGTTCGGGTTCGTGATGTAGAAGTTCTCTTCGTCGAGGTAAGCCTGCGACTCGACCATCGCCTTCGGGAACTCGTACAGCACAGGCAGGAACTGCGGGTCTTCGATCTCGCCGTCCCTGACCTTGCGGGCGTAGGCCAGCTTGTCCTTGAACACGCCGGCCGGCTCTTCGTCCGACTGCGTGCTGGCGTAGATGACGAAGCCTTCCTTCCGGCTCGCCATGCCGCCTGTGGCCTCTTCCAGCATCTTGAAGGCGTTCGCCCGCTTGCCGAAAAGCCACAGCTCGTCGATGAAGGTCCCGACCCATTTCTTGCCGGCTACCGTGTCACTGTCCGCGGCGACCACTTGCAGAGTCGCCCTGGTTCCCAAGTGAGTGATGGTGCGGATGTGGTCCTGCACGTGCATCATCGCCTTGAGTTCTTCGTCCGCGCGGATCGCATCGGCCGCCGGCTTGAAGGCATTGTTCGCGACCTCGACCGTAGGCGCCAGGATTCCGAACTCGGCGCTGGGCCGGAAATTCAGCAGCAGCACCGTCAGCATCAGCAGCCCTGCGGTCGTCGACTTGCCGTTCTTCTTGCTGATCAGCAGGAACCATTCCTTGATCAGCCGCTGTTCGTAGCCGTCGAAGGCCCCCAGGATCGACGCCACCCAGTCTCTGACCCACGGGCGGCAGATTTCGCCCATCGTCGGCATGTCCGGCCCGACATCAACCGCCCGCAGCGCGTCGAAATACTCCAGGCCATCCTTCGCCTGCTGCGGGAACAGCGGGGCACACGGCAGCAGCGATTCGCGCGCCACTATCCGCCGCTCCCAGTCAGGCAGAGCGGTGGTCCAGACTGGCGACTTCATCGGCTGGACACGAGCCTCGGCGGCATCTTCTGAGCGAACCTGCCCGTAGTGGCCGCCTGGCTGGCCGCCGCGGCTTTCTCTTCCTTCTTGCCGCCGTCGCCGCGCTTGGTGTGCGTGTACTGCACCGCCGCAATGGCCGCGCGGACCTGCAGCGCCGTGGCCGCGGTGCGCCCGAGCGCCACGTTCTGCAACAGTTCCAGCATGTCATCCGTCCCTTCTACCGGGACCGGCTCGGCATGCGAGCGCTTCAGCGCGCCGCCGTGCGCCTGCGGCTCAAGCTCGACGGAAACCGTCGGCGGCAGGGCTTCGGGCGTCGCCAGCGCAGGCTTCGGCGCACGCTTGCGTCCCGCACCGACCCTCGCGCCTCCGCTCTTGCCCTTCACACCTGCCATTTGATTTACCAAGATTCAAAAGTGGACGAAATTCCGCGAATGTG